AGTATAAATGCCTAAAACCGATAGCGCATGTAAAGAATACTTAAACCAATTTTTCGGCTCTAAGAGATATTTGTATCAGGATAACGAACGAGTGGCACATATCCATGTAGTGAATGGCACTTATTACTTTCACGGGCATATCGTACCAGGCTGGCAAGGCGTGAAAAAGACATTTGATACAACCGAAGAGCTCGAAACATATATAAAGCAACATGGTTTGGAATACGAGGAACAGAAGCAACTAACTTTATTTTAAGGAGATGGAAATAATGAAAATCAAAACTGCAAGCATAGAGGTCGAAAAAGTGGAGGTAGTAGTATGATGCCGAAATTTAGAGCGTGGGATAAAGATAAAAAAGTTATGAGTTTTATTGACGAAATCGATTTTAATAGTGGGTACATTTTGATTTCAACAGGTTATAAAAGTTTCAATGAAGTAAAACTATTACAATACACAGGATTTAAAGATGTGCACGGTGTGGAGATTTATGAGGGGGATATTGTTCAAGATTCTTATTCCGGAGAAGTAAGTTTTATCGAGTTTAAAGAAGGAGCCTTTTATATAACTTTTAGCAATGTAACTGAATTAATAAGTGAAAATGACGATATTATTGAAATTATTGGAAATATTTTTGAAAATGAGGAGCTATTGGAGGTTATGAGATGACGGTCACCTTATCAGATGAACAATATAAAAACCTTTGTACTAAATTAAACAAGTTATTAGGTAAATTTCACAAAGCATTAAAAGAACGTGATGAGTACAAGAAGCAACAAGATGAGCTTATCGTGGATATAGGTAAGTTAAGAGAACGTAACAAAGAGTTGGAGAACATGTGGCGCACTCTTAAAAATGAATTGCTTGGAAGATACGAACATTACTGTTTTAAATTTAGAGAACTACACCCTGAGAGCAAAGCGAACAGGATAGGAGCTCTCTATATAGGAGGTAAAAGCACTGCAGATATTATAATGTCGCGAATGGAAGAACTAGACGGAACAAATGAGTTCTACGAATTTTTAGGGCAAATGGAGGAAGACACAAATGAATAACCGTGAACAAATAGAACAATCCGTTATAAGTGCTAGTGCGTATAACGGCAATGACACAGAGGGATTACTAAAAGAGATTGAGGACGTATATAAGAAAGCGCAAGCGTTTGATGAAATACTTGAGGGAATGACAAATGCTATTCAACATTCAGTTAAAGAAGGTATTGAACTTGATGAAGCAGTAGGGATTATGGTAAGTCAAGTTATCTATGAATACAAGGAGGAACTGGAGAATGAAAAAATTTAATGTTCAAATCACATATACAGGCATGATTGAAGAGGCTATCGAGGCTGAAAGTTTAGAAGAAGCAGAATTTGAGGCTCATGATATTGCGAGAATGGAAGTGCCATTTGATTGTGATGAATTTGAAATTAATGTAGAGGTGGAACAGGAAAATGAATAACACATTAACAATTGATCAATTACAAGAGTTATTACAAATACAAAAAGAGTTCGACGATAGAATACCGACGCTGAACTTACGAGATAGCAAGATTGCATATGTAGTTGAATTCTTTGAATGGTTTAATACATTGGAAACGTTTAAGAACTGGAAGAAGAAACCAGGTAAGCCGTTAGACGTACAACTTGATGAATTAGCTGACATGTTGGCGTTTGGATTGAGTATTGCGAATCAAGTAGGAGTGTCATCAGAAGAGATAAAAGAAGCGATTGAATCAAGTTTTAAAAATACAGAATTTCACAAAATGTTTAATTTTAAAGATAAAGAATTTGCTCAAGACGCAGTTGTTAGTACACCACAGATAATATTCAAAGAATTTTATCCCGACCAATTGGCAATTGTAATAGTGATAGACATAGCTTACAACTTATATTCTATCGACCAACTCATTGACGCATACAAAAAGAAAATGAAAAGGAACCACGAAAGACAAGATGGAACAGCAGACGCAGGAAAAGGATACGTGTAAAGACATCTTAGATCGAGTTAAGGAGGTTTTGGGGAAGTGAGAGAACGCACTAAAATTATATATCGTGGTTGGAACAAGGAGATATTTATTTTACAGGGTAAAAATATGAATGTTATTGGTTTGCGCCAAATATTTGATGAACTCAAAAGATTGTACGAAGGTTATAAAATCGTTGTTATTCCAATAGAAGTTGATTTTGAAATCAAATAAATAGGAGTGATGAGAAGTGACACAATACTTAGTCACAACATTCAAAGATTCATCAGGACTACCACATGAACATTTTACTGCTGCTAGAGATAATCAGACGTTTACAGTTGTTGAGGCGGAGAGTAAAGAAGAAGCGAAAGAGAAGTACGAGGCACAAGTTAAAAGGGATGCAGTTATTAAATTAGGTCAGTTGTTTGAAAATATAAGGGAGTGTGGGAAATGATTAAGCAAATATTAAGATTATTATTCTTACTAGCGATGTATGAGCTAGGTAAGTATGTAACTGAGCAAGTATATATTATGATGACAGCTAATGATGATGTAGAGGCGCCGAGTGATTACGTCTTTCGAGCGGAGGTAAGTGAGTGATGTGGATTACTATGACTATTGTATTTGCTATATTGCTATTAGTTTGTATCAGTATTAATAGTGATCGTGCAAGAGAGATACAAGCACTCAGATATATGAATGATTATCTACTTGATGAAGTAGTTAAAACTAAAGGATACAACGGGTTAGAAGAATACAGGATTGAATTGAAGCGAATAAATAACGATATTAAAAAGTAATTTATATTATCGGAGGTATTGCATGTATAACAGGAAAGAAATACGTGAAATGATAGATAACTACAAGTGGATGAAGAACATAATAGACAGTAAAGTCTACGATAACGAAAGTACATCAATTGCACAATATGGTTATCAATCTGCGATGCCAAAAGCTAAAGGCACGACTAGCAATAAAGTGTTAGTGAAAGTTATAAACAAAAACAAAGCGCTTAGAAAGTACGATTACTTGATTAAGAAGATAGCGTTCATTGATGAATATGAAGAATACATCACGAATGAAAAAGATTATCATATTTTACAAATGTTAAAACAACGAGAAAGCCATAATAGGATCATGAGCATTCTTGATATAGGCAGAGACAATTTTTATTCTAGAGTAAAAGATATAGTAAATATACTTTATAACTTGCAACAAGAAACCGACAGTTCGGACACATCGTACAGTTCGGACACATCGTACAGTTCGGACACATCGTACAGTTCGGACTAATTTTGATGCTACATATTGTTTTTTATTATAATTGCTGTGTAGCAAAACATTTATATTTCTTTTGAACTCTCACATTAAGTGAGGGTTTTTATTTTTATAAACAAGAGGTGGAGAATGGAGATATCAAAGTACCAAGAGATAGCTACACGTACACACAATGATGAATTGAATTTAAATGAATATATTACTTGTTACGGCTTAGGTTTAACTCAATCTACAGGCAATGTTACAGATCTAATTAAACAGCATATGTTTTGTAATGTACCGATAGATAAAGGAATTATGATAAATGAACTTAGCGAAGCATTGTGGAATATAGCTAATCTTACTAACGTGTTAGGTATTAACTTGGATGAGATAGCTGGTCATAGTGTTAACACTATCTTGATGAATAAACCTAATCAGACTATCAATTTAGACAATGGTATAAAACAAGGAGACAAAGTATTGTTTCAAGGTAGTAAGTATCTTGTTGATGGATCGATAGGAAACTTATTGTTAATTAGCAATGATAAAGATGATAGACAAGTAACTGTGCAAGATGTTAAGAAAGTCGACAAGGAGTGATGTGCATTGTCTATTATGAAGCGATGTGGTCATCCAACATGTAATGTATTGATTAATCATAATGAAAGTTATTGTGATAAACACAAGCAATATGCAAATGAAAATTACAATGATTTGAGACGTCGAAACGATCCAGAGTATTTAAGATTTTATAAATCGAAAACGTGGCAAAACATGCGTCGAATTGTATTGTTAGAACATGATTTTATTTGTGTTTCTTGTGGCAATCAAGCGACTATGGTTGACCATATTGTACCAACAAAAATTGATTGGGCAAGAAGATTAGACAAAAGTAATTTACAGCCTTTGTGTGATGCTTGCCATAACCAAAAGACAAAAGAAGATTTGAAGAAATATTAAAAAAGATAAAAATAGGAAGTCACCCCAAAGATGAAACGGGCGTCAATGAAAGGTTCTGGAGAACGGAGCAGAGTTTTCTTCTCAAAAAATTCCCTTTATTTAAGTTTTTTTAGTAGGAGGTGCTAATTTATGGCGGGTAGACCTAAGAAGCTTTTGTCAAATTCGAACAAGAATTATACAAAAGAAGAAATTATTGAAAAAGAGCGTCAAGAAGCTCAATTAAATAAATTTTCTAAAATCGATACTGAACCACCGCACTTTTTAGATGAAATAGCGAAACAAGAATACTTAAGAATATTACCGCACATGCAAGAATTGCCAATTTCCAACTTAGATAAAGCACAATTAGCACAATATTGTAGTTTTTATAGTGACTTTGTTAAAGCAAGTTTGATTTTAGAGCGCGAAGACTTGATTTTAGAAGACGACAAAGGAAATCAAAAGGTTAATCCGGCGTTCAACATAAAGGAAAAAGCGGGTATTCGATTGCAACAAACAGCTAATACTTTAGGATTAACTATTGATAGCCGATTGCGTATTATGGTTCCTGATGAAAAAGAAGATGATGATCCATATATGGAATTTGTGAGTGATTAGTAATGACTGATTATGTTACTAAATACGCAAAAAAGGTAGTTTCAGGAGAAATTTTGGCAAGTTTGAAGAATATTCAAGTATGTAAACGTCACCTATCTTTTATGGAGAACCCGCCGAATGGTTGCCATTGGGATAATCATTTGTCTAACAAAGCAATTAAATTTGTGGAAATGCTTCCAGACCCTAAAACAAACCAGCCCATGCCTCTTATGGAGTTTCAGAAATTCATTGTTGGGAGCTTATACGGCTGGCGTAGAGGTCAATACAGAATGTTTACTAAAGCTTATATAAGTATGGCTAGAAAACAAGGTAAGTCTCTAATCGTATCGGGAATGTCCGTTAACGAACTGTTGTTTGGACAATACCCTAAATTTAATAGACAAATTTATGTAGCTTCATCTACTTATAAGCAAGCGCAAACAATATTCAAGATGGCAAGCCAACAAGTAAACCTAATGCGAAGTAAAAGCAAGTTTATCCGTGAAAAAACAGACGTAAGAAAGACAGACATTGAAGATGTATTAAGTAGTTCAGTGTTTGCACCTCTTTCCAATAACCCAGATGCGGTTGATGGTAAAGATCCTACAGTTGCTATTTTGGACGAATTGGCAAGTATGCCTGATGATGAGATGTACTCAAGGTTTAAAACAGGTATGACATTACAAAAAAATCCTTTAACCCTACTTGTTTCAACGGCCGGAGACAATTTAAATAGTCAAATGTACCAAGAGTATAAGTATATTAAACGTATTTTAAATGAAGAAGTAAGAGCTGATAATTACTTTGTATATTGTGCTGAAATGGATTCACAAGAAGAAGTTCAAGATGAAACAAAGTGGATTAAAGCAATGCCGCTTTTAGAATCAAAAGAACATAGAAAAACTATACTTCAAAATGTAAAAGCTGATATACAAGACGAATTAGAAAAAGGGACATCATATCATAAGATTTTGATTAAAAACTTCAATTTATGGCAAGCGCAAAGAGAAGATAGCTTGCTAGATATTTCAGATTGGGAACAAGTAATAACGCCTATGCCTAATATCAATGGTAAAGATGTGTATATAGGTGTCGACTTATCGAGATTGGATGACTTAACATCTGTAGGGTTTATTTTCCCTAACGACGATAAAAAAGTGTTTTTACATAGTCATTCTTTCATTGGATTAAGAACAAACTTAGAACAAAAATCTAAGAGAGACAAAATAAATTATGAATTAGCGATTGAACGTGGCGAAGCTGAGACTACACAATCAGATAGCGGCATGATTGATTATAAACAAGTTATCGATTTTATAGTGAAATTTATAACGACGCATGACCTGAATGTACAGGCTGTTTGCTATGACCCTTGGAATGCGCAAAGTTTTATAACAACAATCGAATCAATGGCTTTAGATTGGCCACTCATTGAAGTGGGACAAAGTTTTAAGGCGTTATCACAATCTATTAAAGAATTTAGAATGTGGGTTGCAGATGAAAGAATACAGCATAACGATAATATGTTACTTACAACATCAGTTAATAATGCCGTTTTGATTCGTGACGGAGAAGACAATGTGAAAATAAATAAAAAAATGAATCGTCAAAAAATAGATCCGATTATTTCGATTATCACAGCTTTCACTGAAGCTAGAATGCACGAATTCCAAGAAAATTGGACGGAGAAATATGAAAGCGAAGAATTCGGATTTTAAAGGTGGTGACAAAATGGACTTGAATAAAATAAATGTCTTTTTTAATTTCTTGGTTGCTAATTTGGTTAGCATCCTTTTTTTATTAGGTTTGTTTGTGGTTAATGTTTCTGTGTATAAAGCATTCGGTCAAAATATAGGACTTTTATGCATTGGTATAACACTGATTGTTATTTCGTTGATTTTAAATCACGAAAGCAATCAAGAAAGGAGTTAGTAGTTGTGGGGATTTTTTATAAAAATGAAAAACGAGACTTGCAATACAACGAAGATGATTTGCAAATGATGGTTCAAACTTTGCCAGGTTTTCAAGGAACAAAATTACGACAATATAAAGATATAGAAGCAATTAGGCATAGCGACATCTTTACGGCAGTTATGATGATTGCTTCTGATTTGGCGCGCATGCCAATTAGGGTGACAGTGAACGGCCAAATTAATTATAGTGACAGGATTGTTAATTTGTTAAATACACGTCCTAACCCAATGTATAACGGCTATATATTCAAATTAGTAGTGTTTGTTAGTGCCTTACTAACATCGCACGGCTATATTGAAATTACACGTGATAAAACAGGAGAACCTATGAATTTAACGTTCAGAAAGACATCCGAAATAGAATTGAAATCAGACGCAAGAGGTCGACTGTATTATTTTCATCAAAGGATAGACAGTAACGGAAATAATATAGAACGTAATGTTAAGTTTGAGGATATGCTAGACATCAAATTTTATTCGTTGGATGGTATAAATGGTTTGTCACTGTTAGACACATTAAGTCGCACGATAGAATCAGATAACAATGGAAAAGATTTCCTTAATAATTTCTTGCGAAATGGCACACATGCTGGTGGTATTTTGAAAATGAAAGGTGTATTAGATAATAAAAAAGCAAGAGACCGTGCCAGAGAAGAATTTCACAAAAGTTTTAGTGGAACTAAACAAGCTGGGAAAGTTGTCGTACTCGATGAATCAATGACGTTTGATCAATTAGAAGTTGATACAGAAGTTTTAAAGCTTATCAGAGAAAACAAATCATCAACAAGAGAAATAGCAGGTGTATTTGGTATTCCATTGCATAAGTTCGGCATAGAAACAGCGAACATGAGTATCACGGATGCTAATTTAGATTACTTATCAACTTTAAAACCTTATATTACATGCGTTTGTGCAGAATTGAATTTTAAGTTTAATGATGAATATGTGAATCGTGAATTTAAATTTGATACCACTGAAATACGAGTTGTTGATGAAAAAACACAAGCTGAAATTGACAAAATTAACATTGATTCTGGAAAGATGAATATCGATGAAATTAGACAACGTGATGGATTAGCGCCAATACCAGGCGGTAATGGTAGCATTCACAGAGTCGATTTAAACCATGTAAATATTGAACTTGTAGATGAGTATCAGATGAATAAATCGAGAGCTACTGATAAAAAATTGAAAGGTGGTGAGGAAAATGAGTAAGGAAACGAGAGTTGGCAACATTATTGAGGTACGCTCAAATGATAACAACGAAATGGTCATAGAGGGGTATGCGTTAAAGTTTGACACTTGGTCTGAAAATCTTGGTGGATTCAAAGAAACGATTTCACGTCGCGCTTTAGAAAACACTGATTTATCTGATGTGCGTTGTTTAGTAGATCATATCCCATCGCAAATAATTGGTAGGACAAAATCGGGTACTTTGGAGCTCGAAACTGATGATGTTGGACTTAAATATCGTTGTAAGTTACCAAACACAACATTTGCACGTGATTTATATGAGAACATGCGTGTAGGCAACATCAATCAATGTTCGTTTGGTTTTATGCTTGACGATAAAGGCGATGAAGTGCGTTTTGATGAACAAGAAAACATTTACAAACGTACTTTAACAGCAATTCGTGAACTTACAGATGTTTCTGTAGTGACTTATCCGGCTTACAAAGACACTGATGTTAAACCAGCATTACGTAGTATTGAAACCGTTAAAAAAGAACAACGTAAAAAAGAATTAGAAATAAGACTAAAGAAACACTCTATATTAAATAATATTTGGTGAAGTTGAACACCATTATCAAATACAGCCATTGGACATGCTGAATATAGCGATGTCTATTTTTTTATGCCAATTTTAGGAGGAAATTAAATGAAAACAAAAGAAGAGTTACAATCTGAGATTTCAGACATTAAAAGACAAATTGATTTAAAGGTGAAGTATGCAACGAGAGCACTTAATAACGATGAGTTAGAAAAAGCAGAAAAATTAGAACAAGAAATTACTGATTTACGTTCTCAAATCCAAGAAAAACAAGAAGAATTAGATAAGCTAAAAGAAAAAGATGGAACTTCAGAAAACAATCAACAATCAGTGGAAGTAAACGAAGCACGTACTTATCGAAATCAAGCAAACATTAATGATTTAGGTATTTCGATTCAAAACACAAAGGTAACATCACAAGAAGTTAGAGATTTTACTGAATATCTTGAAACACGCAATGATATTCAAGGTGGTTCGTTAAAAACAGACTCAGGATTTGTAGTTATTCCAGAGGAAATTGTTACAGATATTTTAAAATTAAAAGAGGTTGAGTTTAATCTTGATAAGTATGTGACGGTCAAACGTGTTACAAATGGTTCTGGTAAATATCCGGTAGTACGACAATCAGAAGTTGCAGCCCTTGAAAAAGTTGAAGAATTAGAAGAAAACCCTGAATTAGCAGTTAAACCATTCTTCCAATTAGCATATGACATTAATACACACCGTGGTTACTTCCGAATTTCACGTGAAGCAATCGAAGATGCAAAAGTGAATGTTTTGCAAGAATTGAAACTATGGATGGCGCGAACTATTGCAGCAACACGAAACAAAGCAATTATTGATGTTATCACTAAAGGATCAACGGGTTCTACAAGTTCAGGTTTTGAAAAAGAAGGCAAGAAATTAGAAGTTAAAAAAGCAAAATCTTTAGATGATATTAAAGATGCTATTAACCTGAATGTTAAGCCAAATTACGAACATAATGTTGCGATTGTTTCGCAAACTATGTTTGCAAAATTAGACAAAATGAAAGATAAGCTAGGAAACTATTTAATCCAGCCAGATGTTAAAGAAAAAACGCAACAGCGTTTATTAGGAGCTAAAATCGAAATTTTACCTGATGAAGTACTAGGGCAAAAAGGTAATAACACTTTGATTATCGGTAACTTAAAAGATGCGATTGTTTTATTTGACCGCTCTCAATACCAAGCATCATGGACTGACTACATGCATTTCGGAGAATGTTTAATGATTGCTGTACGTCAAGACTGTAGAATTCTAGATTATAAATCAGCAATTGTGATTGAATATGATGATAGTGAACGCGGTGAAGGCGATCTTGGCTTAGAAGCATAATAAGCGCTCGATACTTTATAAAGAGGTGATAAACTATGGCAATGTATGAAGTGAAGAAATCTTATACTGACTTGGAAAAAGGCCAGTATTTAAAGTCAGGTAAACGTGTTGAAATGACAGTAAAACGTGCTGAATATGTTAACAAAAAGCTGAAAGAGCATGGAGTAATACTTGAAAGAGTAAAAGAAGAATAGGTGATTGAATGCAATTAACAGCTGAGGAACTTAAGTTATTAAAAAAGCATTGCAAAATAGATCACAATTCAGAGGACGACTTATTAGAAATATATTACTCTTGGGCATTCCATGAAATAGCTAGCGCTGTTACGGATAAACCAAGTAAATATATTGATTGGTTTAAAAGTCATCCTCTATTTGCTCGTGCTATATACCCTTTAGCAAGTTACTATTTTGAAAACCGTATTGCTTATTTGGATAGGGATTTATCGCTTGCGCCACATATGGTTTTAAGTACGGTGCATAAATTGAGAGGTTCATTTGAGCAATTTTTGGAGAGTGAAAATGATGAAATTTAATTCCAATAAATTAAATGAACGTATAGATTTTTGTGAAGATGTAAGCGAGAGAGTGAACGGAAATCCGATGAAACCGAAGACGAAAATATTATACTCTTGTTTCGCTTGCATTCAAGAATCTAAAGAATCCGACACTCAAACGAATCTCAATACAGGTAGCAAATTCATTAAAACTATTATTATCAGAGATACACGAGGTGATTATAAACCAACAAATAAGCATTACGTCTTGCATGAAGGGCAAAGATTTAACATCAAATATGTAAAGCCAGATTATCAAGATAAATCTTATTTGCGTATCTATGGCGAGGTGGTCATTTAATGGGGGCAAGAATTGAAAGTAATAACATCGAACAAGGTTTGAAAAATGCAGTTTTAAAAATGAATTTAAATAGTAATGTAATTGTCAAAGCTGGGGCTATGTCATTAGTCCCGCTTTTAAAAAGTAATACACCTTTTGCGAATACTAAAAAGCATGCTCGCGATCACATAGCTGTTTCTAATGTGAAAACAGACAGACACACAAGTGAGAAAATTGTTACAATTGGTTACGCTAAAGGCGTCTCACATCGTATTCATGCAACAGAATTTGGAACAATGTACCAAAAACCACAATTGTTTATAACAAAAACAGAAAAGCAAGGGAAAAACAAAGTTTTAAAAACAATGCTTGATACTGCTAAGAGGTTGCAAAAATGATTAATGTTACCAAATTAATTAGAAACGCTATTATTGCAAATAACATTACAGATGAAGTGAATGTGTTTAACTACACTATAGATGACCATTTTCACGAAAAAACTGACAAGCCTATTATTCGTATATATCCCTTACCGTTCAATCCTGACACATACGCTGATGATAACGAGATTTCAAGAGAATACCATTACCAAATTGATGTTTGGTGGTCTCAAGATGAACCGAACGAGCAAGCAGAAAAAATTGTTGAGTTACTCAAAGTGATAAATTTTCAATGTTATTACAGAGAACCGTTATACGAGAGTGACGTCATGTCATTCAGACATATTATAAGAGCAAAAGGCTCGATTTTATCAATGAAATTGGAGGAAAATTAAATGATTGAAAAATTGAAACAAGCACCAAGATTTTTAAAATTAAACTTACAACATTTTGCAGATACAGGAGTTTCGGGTATCGCAATTGGGGTATCAAACTTTTATTATGCACCTATTTTAAAAGATACAGAAAATGAATGGGAAACTGGAGCTGGCACACGTATTCGTTTCTTAAAAGAAATTGAAGTAGACCGTCCACAAGATACCGAGGAAGATTATGGGGATGATATGGTCGCAGCAACTGCTGTATCTAATGGCAAACTAAGTGTTAAGACAACATTTGTTACTGTTCCTGCTGACGATAAGGCGTTCTTGAATGGCGCTAAAAAAGGTGTAGGTGGTTATAAATATGGAGCTAAGGATATCCCGCCAGATGTAGCGATTGTATTTGAAAGACGTAATCATGATGAGTCTTCAGAATGGGTTGGCTTGTTCAAAGGTAAATTCACTCGTTCAAGCATCAAAGGGCAAACAAAACAAGATAAAGTTGAATTCCAGAATGACGACGTAGAAGGCAATTTTATTGATCGTTTGTTTGATGAGAGCTCGCATGTTACTGGCTATGATAAAAAAGGAAGCACTACAGGGCGCGATTATGTATTCATGGAAACATTTGGTAAAACTTATGATGAATTCATGTCTAGTCGAGGAGAACAAAATATGGAACCTGTAGAAAAAGAAATGAAAAAAACAGAAAAAGTTGAAGTCACTTCTGTAAACGTCACTGATGAACAAGTTACAGTTAAAGTTGATGCTACTAAACAACTATCAGCCACAACCGAACCATCTGGACAGAAAGTAACTTATGCAGTGACTGAGGGGCAAACGTATGCTAGCGTAACATCAACTGGCCTCGTTAAAGGTTTGGCGGAAGGTAATGCGACCGTTACAGCGACTGCAGGAAAGCAAACTGATACTGTGCAAATTACAGTACAATCTAATTTAGAAATGTAAGTTTTGAGGGCTTAACGCCCTCTTTTTATTTTGGCCAAATTAAAAAGAAAGTAGGAATTTAATAATGGAACGTACATCAATTGAATTAATTACAGGATTTACAAAAACAGGAAAGCCGCAATATCAAAAGTATTTAGCGAAGCCGATTATTACTTTGTTTGAAACAATTCAAGGTTCAAAATTAGGTTTGAAACTTAACAAAGCCTTTAAGGGGGCTGATTTTAAAGATCTAACAGAAGAAGAATTTAATAACTTAAGTGTGACAGAACAGGAAGAATACAAAAACAAGCAAGAAGAATACGAAAACAACATGGCTGTACAAATGGAAGTATTAGAAGAAGTTTTGGATTTCATCGTTGAAGCTTTTGATAATCAATTTACCAGTATAGAACTTCAAAAAGGATTACCAAATGGTCAAGAAGGTATTGAAAAGATTGGACAGTTAATTGGACGAATTACAGGTGGGGAACCTAGCGATACAAAAAAGTTCGTGACAGAGAATCAGAAATAAGAAAAGAAGATTTAACACCTGAAGCTGTCTACAACAATTACAGGAAAATAGCTAAAGATTTGATAGAAAAAGGCATGGATGCAGAAAAAGTGGCTAACATGCCGATACACTTCTTTTTAGACATTGTCGAATCGAAGATTGAAACAAAGCGAACTGCGAAAAGTTTTAAAGATATTTTTTAATCAGCCTTTAAAGGTTGATTTTTTATTTACATCTTGGAAGAAAGGAGGTTTTTAAATGCCTAATCCTATAGGTAATATGGTCATAAAGGTTGATTTAGATGGTTCTGGATTCAATAGAGGTGTGACAGGTTTAAATAGGCAAATGAAAATGGTTTCGCGTGAGCTTTCGGCTAATTTATCACAATTTTCTAGATATGATAATTCATTAGAAAAGTCGAAGATAAAAGTCGAAGGTTTGAGTAAAAAACAAAAAGTTCAAGCCCAGATTACTAAAGAGCTGAAAGATAGTTATGACAAACTTAGTAAAGAAACTGGTGAAAACAGTGCAAAGACACAAGCTGCGGCTGCTAAATACAATGAAGCTTACGCTAAATTAAACCAATATGAGCGAGAGTTAAATCAAGCCACACAAGAATTAAAAGACATGCAAAGAGAGCAGAAAGCATTAAATACTGCAATGGGAAAACTTGGTACCAACTTTAATAATTTTGGTCCTAAACTTCAAGAAATTGGTAACAGTATGAAAAATGTAGGCCGTAACATGACTATGTATGTAACTGCGCCGGTGGTTGCTGGGTTTGCTGTAGCAGCTAAAAAAGGTATTGAATTCGATGACAGTATGAGAAAAGTTAAAGCAACTTCAGGTGCTACTGGGGAAGAGTTTGAAGCTTTGAAGAAAAAGGCTCGCGAAATGGGTGCAACAACAAAATTTAGTGCATCAGATTCGGCTGAAGCATTAAATTACATGGCACTTGCTGGTTGGGATTCTAAGCAAATGATGGAAGGTTTAAGCGGAGTTATGGATTTAGCGGCAGCATCTGGCGAAGAACTGGAAGCAGTAAGTGACATTGTTACAGATGGACTAACGGCATTCGGTTTAAAAGCAAAGGATAGTGGTCATTTTGCGGACATTTTAGCACAAACTAGCTCGAAGGCAAATACGGATGTTAGAGGGCTCGGAGAAGCTTTTAAATATGTCGCTCCTGTAGCAGGTGCGTTAGGTTACACGATTGAAGATACATCTATTGCGATAGGTTTAATGAGTAATGCTGGTATCAAAGGTGAAAAAGCAGGTACAGCGTTACGAACAATGTTCACCAATCTTTCAAGTCCAACTAGAGCTATGGGGAATGAAATGGAACGCTTAGGAATATCTATTACAGATAGTAATGGGAAAATGATTCCTATGCGAAAGCTTTTAGACCAACTGAGGGAAAAATTTAAACATCTTTCAAAAGACCAACAAGCTAGTTCTGCAGCTACAATATTTGGTAAAGAAGCGATGTCAGGAGCATTAGCGATTATAAATGCTTCTGATGAAGACTATCAAAAGTTAACCAAATCTATAGATTCATCTACCGGCGCATCTAAAAGAATGGCCGATACAATGGAATCTGGTTTAGGTGGGAAATTAAGAACTTTAAGGTCGCAATTAGAAGAACTAGCCTTAACGATTTATGACAGAATAGAACCAGCACTAAAGATTATAGTAAGTGCTTTTAGCAAAGTAGTGACATGGGTTACTAAATTACCAACGTCAATTCAATTAGCGGTTGTTGGGTTTGGATTATTTGCAGCAGTTTTAGGTCCTTTAGTTTTTATGTTCGGTTTATTTATCAGCGTGATGGGGAATGCAATGACAGTTTTAGGACCCTTGTTAATAAACGTTAATAAAGCTGGTGGTTTATTCGCGTTTTTAAGAACTAAAATCGCATCACTTGTTAAACTATTTCCGATTTTAGGTGTGTCGATATCAAGTTTAACGTTACCTATAACATTAATTGTAGGTGCATTAGTTGGTATTGGCATAGCTTTCTATCAAGCTTATAAACGTTCAGAAACTTTTAGAAATATTGTAAATCAGGCAATCTCTGGTGTAGCAAACGCATTTAAAGCAGCTAAACTAGCGTTACAAGGTTTCTTTGATTTATTCAAAGGTGATAGTAAAGGCGCGGTTACCCTAGAGAAGATATTTCCACCCGAAACTGTAGCAGGAATACAAAATGTAGTTAATACGATTAGAACAACTTTCTTTAAAGTAGTTGATGCAATCGTTGGTTTCGCCAAAGAGATAGGCGCTCAATTAGCCTCTTTCTGGAAAGAGAACGGCTCAGAAATAACACAAGCTTTGCAAAATATAGCTGGTTTCATTAAAGCAACCTTTGAATTTATTTTTAACTTTATTATTAAACCAATCATGTTTGCGATTTGGCAAGTGATGCAATTTATTTGGCCGGCGGTTAAAGCTTTGATTGTCAGCACTTGGGAAAATATCAAAGGTGTAATACAAGGGGCTATTAATATTATTTTGGGTATTATCAAAGTGTTCTCTAGTCTTTTCACAGGAAACTGGCGAGGCGTTTGGGACGGCATTGTAATGATACTGAAAGGTACTG